TGGGAACGCCGCCGTTCAGACGGGGGTTCCCGAGGAGAGATCCTCGATGCTGCGAATGACGTGTACTCTGGACTTTACCGGACTGCCCTCCTTTCAGTAGGAGGAGTTCTCCATGCTATGGTAGAAACTTCACCGGGTTGTGTAAGAGAATTGCGGGGTGTTAGAACCCCTGCATGGCAAGATCTCAATAGTGAGCTTGCTGACAAGCCTAAGGCTATGGTCGCTGCAATTCTGGAACCATTGAAGGTTCGTCTTATCACAAAAGGTCCAGCAAGGGATTATTTCCTTTCAAAATCCCTTCAGAAAGAGCTGTTCAAGTATCTCCGACGTTTTGAGCAATTTGAGCTCATTGGAGATCCTTTAAGAGAGGACCATCTCTACCGTATGGTAGAGAGGGAAAGTTACCTCAGAAACCTCGGTTTTGAATTTACCGATTTCGTTTCTGGAGATTATTCTGCTGCAACTGACAATTTAAAGATCTCTTATACGAAACTAGGGCTTGAATCGGCCCTTAATAAGTTTTCGTCTTCACTAAAAAGGGCATATAGAAACACCCTTTATGAACATGAGATCCACTATCCAAGGGACTATCAAATAGATCCTTTTAATCAAGGAAGTGGTCAGTTAATGGGCTCTCCTTTGAGTTTCCCATTTTTATGCATCAATAATCTAATTGCTTATAAACTCTCCGTGGAAGACTATTTAGGTACTTCCGTTCCATTCTCATGCCTCCCCTGTTTGGTGAACGGGGATGATATCCTTTTTAGGACAAATAAGGCACACTACGAGTTATGGAAGAAGAGAGTTGCATCTATTGGATTTGATCTTTCGATTGGAAAGAACTATATCCATCCTAGGGTCCTTACGATCAATTCCACCTGTTTCCACTATGTGGATAGGTTTGAGAAAATCGGCTTCTGTAATTACGGTCTCCTTTCAGGAACTTCCAAATTGGGAGGTTCGAGGGGAGAGGTCCGCGAGAAGGCAGTTGACCTACTAGATGCGTACACGAGAAGTGTTGGAGGAGCCCGTGATAAGGCTCTCGCTTTCTCGAAGTTTCTCACTAGGAACAAGAGTGACATAATGAAAGTGACTTGTAGAGGTAGATATAACCTCTTCTTACCACGCCTTATGGGTGGTTTCGAGTTCCCCCTCTATGAGGGAATCGATTGTCACGTCACACGTTTCCAGAAGTGTCTTGCGAAACTTATTAAGCAAACCGGTAACTATAATATTGTGGGATTTACTAATGATATCCCGTCAAACGCAGTTTCTATCAGAGAAACGAAGAATCCACAGAAAATCATGGTTGGTATGGGTCCACTCCGAGAAGGAGAGAGATTATTCGACCCGGTTTCAGTCACTAGTGTAAATAGTTCGTATTTACCTGACTCAAACACTAAATTCTTTACCAACATCCCTGAG